GACAGTCAAGATGCACGAACTATGGGTATGGAATGACGAGACTGAAGACTATCAATGCGTCACGATGGCTGACCCTGACATCTTTATCTACGACAGACCCGGTGCATCTATGTTCCTCAAGGGCGAGCTGCCTTTTGTGCAGATATGCCCTAACCCTCAGTATGACTATTACTGGGGACAGTCAGAGGTTCAGCGCCTAATATTCCTCCAACAGTTACGCAATAACCGCATGACTGAGATTCTTGACTTGCTCTCTAAGCAAGTTAACCCGCCTACAGCCCTTACAGGCTTTACTGGCATCTTGGATGAGAAGAACTTTGCCCTGAATCGTGCTGGTGGACTACTAGCAAGCGATATGCCTAACGCTAAGGCTGAACGATTAGCCCCTGATATGCCGTCATCCTTGTTTGAGGTGATACATGAAGTGGACGCAATGTTCTCAGAAGCCTCTGGCATCTCCTCTGTATTGCAAGGTAAGGGCGAATCAGGTGTGCGTTCTTCTGGTCACGCATCCCAATTAGCCCGTTTAGGGTCTAGCAGAGCCAAGAAACGCGCTTTGATTGTGGAAGATTCGCTAGAAAAGGTCGCTACGCTATACCTAAAACTTATGCAAGCGTATGACAAAACGCACTTCAAAGACGATGAAGGTCATCAATTTATTGCCGAACAGTTCACCAAGGACTATGTGGTTAAGGTAGATGCACATTCCAATTCGCCAATCTTCACAGAAGACTTGCGCCAGCTTGCATTTAACTTATTCAAAGCCAAAGCTATTGACACAGAATCATTGCTTGACTTACTTGAGCCGCCAATGAAACAATTGCTCAAGGACAAGCTGAAGAAGAAAGAAGCGGCAGCCGCTAATCAACCTCAACAGCAAGAACCGCCCCCTAAAGGCAAACCTGACTTGAAGGCAATGTAATGGCAACACAACAATTGACACCAAAAGCAGACCAACCAGTTGTAACGACAAAAGAACTTGGTCGTGCAGAACGCTCTGGTGCGGGTGGAAATTTGCAATACAAGAATGTTGATGTTAGAGTTAATCCGGCAGCAAAAGCAATGCGCTCAATGCGCCAGATTAGCAGAACTTAAAGGAGTACATGATGTACGGAAAAAAATCTAAGCGCGGTCGCAAGTCCTGTCGCTAAACAGTTTCCCCGAAAGGGAAATGGGTGTGGCTTCCTTCCCAACTCAAAAGGTCGCCGCCTCTAACATGGAGAAGACTATGCGTAAAGCTCGTAAAGGTCGTAAGAGCCGTAAATAATTGACGGGGGTTTTGCCCCTGTTGATTGTTTGGTTTGACCACACAAATTCCTTTTGGGGGCTGGAATCAAAATTTGCCCCCTACTTGACAAATTACAATAGTCTGATTTAATCGCGACTGTTGAACAGATAGAGGGAATTTATGGCAACCGATGCAAACATGATGGACTTGATTCGCTCACAGCAAGGTGGAGCAGGGACAACTCCCACTCCGACTACTCCTGAAGCTGGAATGTCCGATGCGTCAACGCCACCAATGTCCTCCCCAATGTCTACGCCTGAACCCAAGATGGGAAACAAAGAAGGCGCAATGGTCAACATCAGCATGGCAATGGATTTGATTGAACAAGCCTTGCCAAGCCTCGGTAGCGAATCTATCGAAGGTCAAAAAGCCCTAGCTGCTATTCGCAGTCTCACAGGACTCTTAGGACCGAAGAAACAAAAAACTGGTGAATTACAGCAGTCTGAGATTATTCAGATGCTACAAAACTTGCCTCAAGCTGGTGGTGCTACACCAGAAGGTCGTGCAATGTCTCAAGCCCCGGCTGTTCCAAACCTACCGCCAATGCCGGGCGCAGCCCCTAGCCCCATGTCAATGCCGGGTGCTGGTGGAGGCGGTGCTTCTCCTCAACCAACTCCAATGTAAGGAAAAATCATGGATTTGTTCAAACCCCGTGGTGCTAATAACCCACGCAGACCTACAGACAACAACCAACAAAATGGTGTTGTAACTAACACTCCTCGCTACTCACAATTCGGTGGCTTGGACGGTGCAAACGCTACTGGACCTAAGAACAAGATGCAAGTTCAAAAGCCCGGTGACGGTAAAAAAGTAATTTAATTTCGTTAGGGGATAACTATGAGTTTAGAAGACATGAGTTTTGAGCAACGCGACCAAATGGCGTTGCTAATGCGTGAGTTGTCTGACAATCCAGAGACTCGGAAAGAAATTCTGCGCCTGACCCGTAAAGTCAAGCCCGGTCTAGTAATTCCTGAGTTGGATATTGAAGACCACACATCTTCTGCCGTTTCTAAGGTTCATCAAGAACTTGAACAGATGAGAGCAGAGAAGCGCGAACAAGACGCTGTGAACGACCTTAACAAACGCAGAATGAGTTTGATTAAAAAAGGTTTTATTCAAGACGAAAGCGAAATTGAACAAGTTGAAAAAATAATGCTTGATAAGGGCATTACCAATCACGAATCGGCTGCGGAATACTGGGACTGGATGAAACAGTCTGCTGTACCCACACCGACTGGCTACAACCCAAGTGCAGTTGCTAAGTTTGACTTAGGTAAATACTACAAGAACCCAGTAATGGCAGCACGGGATGAAGCCTCGAAAGCGCTCAATGAGTTGCGGAGAAATCCACGACCCATTGGTTTGTAAGCAGGGGATTTTTTTTCTAGGAGATAACTATGCCTATAGGTGGCGGTATCGTTCCAGCAACGGGTAGTACACAGTACACCGAGTTAACTTACGTTACACGGCGTGCGTTTATCCCGAAGCTGGTCGTCCAACTTTATAACTCTACGCCCTTGATGGCGGCTTTGATTGCTAACAGTCAAACTGCTTCTGGTGGTGTTTCATCTGTAACCGTTCCCGTTCAGGGCGCTCAGTTTGTTAACGCTCAATGGTCTGACTACTCTGGTTCATTCAACCAGCCCTCAGTCCAGCAAGGTGCTTTCAACGCTGAATTTGACCTGAAGCTGATGATTGCTCCCGTGCCGTTCCTCGGTATGGAAGGTGCAGTTCAGCAAGACGCTGCAATCATTCCATTGATTGAAGCCCGTATGAACGATGCGACAAACGTGATGATGGATGCAATGGCTACAGCCTTGTACACCAACAGCACTAACACGCAACAATTCACAGGACTTCCTGCTGCCGTTTCTGCCTCTGGCATTTATGGCAACATCAACCGTTCTTTATACTCTTGGTGGCAGTCAAAGGCTTACACAGCCGGTAACGTCAACCCAACTCGTCAAAACATCTTGCAGTACATCTCTGGTACTGTGAAGAACGGTGCTGAAGTGCCTTCTTTTGGTGTTTGCGGATTTGGTACTTGGACATTACTTGCTCAAGACTTTGTTGGTCAAGAACAATATGTAATCACACCCGGTGGCGGTTTTGATGGTGATGCTAACGGTCCTCAAGCTGCTTTCCGCGCTTTGATGGTTGCTGGCGTTCCAATCTATCCAGACCCATACTGTCCAGAAGGTACTGTGTACTTCCTGAACACCAACTATCTCTCGCTCTATGTCCATGAGCAAGGTTCGTTTGTGTTTACAGGATTTGAGTCCACACTTCCAAACTGGCAAATCGGTTATGTCGGTGCTGTTTTGATGATTGCGGAAATGGTTTCGACCAAGCCAAAATCTATGGCAGTAGTGTCTGGTTACAACTCTTTGTCACTATAAGGAGCAATAAACCATGTCATTAAGCACCAATAAAATCATTCTTGCCGCAGCGCAAACCAACACGGCTGGCGCGTATTTCTTAACCACAACCATCACGTCTACTAGCACCGGCAACGGTACTGTTATTCCTGCTGGTGTGTATATCATGTTCCCACAAGCAAACACTTCTGTGATTGCTTATAACGGCTCTTCTAATGCAACTGTTATGGCTGCAAACGTTGGTGGCGTTATCATCTCTGATGGTGTGAACGTATATGCTAAGTCAACTGCTGCTGCTGATACCGTAACTCTGTTGGCTACTAATGGTGGTCAAGCAGTCGGTAGCACTTACGCAAGCTAAGGAGTCACAATGGCTAATGCAGACGCAGTTGGGCAAAATACGCAGGATAGTTTTAGCAATTACCGAATCGGTGTCATTCGCGCTACAGCGCTGAATACTGCTGGTAATGCTGTTATCACTATCCCTATTTTGAGTGGCGGTCTGACAAATAGCGGCAACACAGCAACATCTGGAGAGGTTATTGTGCGGAGAATTACCGTACAAAATCCCTCTGGCTCTGTTGCTTCAGCAAATATTTCTATTGGAGTTACTGGCGATGGCGCTAACTTGGTAACGGCTAACACCGTTATCTCTAGCGTTTCTGCTGCCGGTAAGTTCCAAGATATTTCTGTTGCTGCAACTTATCAGACTACAGCAGTTACAGGAAACGTAACTCAATGCCTCTTCGTTAACGTGAACACGGCATCTGGCAACAGCAATACCGTTGACCTCGTTATCTGGGGCGATGTTGTGAGCTTCTAAAACTATGCAAACCTTATATGTGACAAACAAGTGGGAAAAACCCATAACATTTAACTACGCTTTTAAGCCGTATACCTTCCCTGTGGGGGAAACGGTGGAAGCTCCAGAAGATGCCGTTTGTCACATATTTGGTCATGGTGACCCAAATAAAGAAAATTACATGGCGAGGTTGTCGCTAATTCAAACAAGAAATGACATTCCTGAAGGTTTGAAAATCTTGTCTAAATTTGAAATCTCTGACAGACCGCCTGTGAAAAACCACTTGTTATCCCCGGTGGTTGAAAGAGTACCTCTGCCTTCTAAGAAGGTAGGGGGAAAAGTCAACTCTGAACACGATGGATAACGCATGGCTCAGACACTCCAAGGCTATCTCACGCAAGTTAGATATTTGCTGCATGACGCGCAATCTAACTTCTACACTAATGACCAGTTAACTGGATACATCAATAGTGCGCGTGAGCGTGTCGTGCGCGACACAGGGTGTCTGAGAACTGTTCAAGTATCGCAAACTCCTTGCACTCCCGTAGCGGGTGGAAGCAACCCAGTCATCTGGTCTGCGGGATTAAGCGTAGCAACTAACAGCTACGTCTTCTCTAACATCTATATTTACAAAGTTGTAACTGGTGGTGTGCTTGGCTCGACCTCGCCTCCCTATCCATCAGCCAACTACGTCTATCCACCGACAACAACTTTTACAGATGGCACGGCTACGTTGCAGTATGCAGGACCATGTGAGGTCATTAACTACGCTGCTTTGCCTTCAGGATTGTTGACGCTAGATGTTTTGAATATCAATTTGTACTGGGGAAACTCAAGAATCCCATTACGGTATTTACCTTGGACTGACTTTAATGCTCAATTGCGTTATTGGCAGAACAATGTTCAGCGACCTATTTGCTTTAGCATTTATGGTCAATCTCAAATTTATGTCGGACCAGTACCAGACCAAGCCTATGTAATTGACTTGGACACGGTTATTCTGCCAACTGCTATGGTCAATTTGACCGATACAGATACCATCAATGACCCATACGATACTGTTGTTCAGTTCTATGCGGCTCACCTTGCCAAATACTACGAGCAATCGTTTGGTGAGGCTGAAATCTATTTGCAGCAGTACAAGCAAAAAACTCAATCGGTATTGGTATCTGTGTTTACAAGAAGGATACCAACCCCGTACTCCACACCGTTCTAAGATATGGCAGCCGCAGAGCAAAAAAAATCCTACGAGGTTGTCAAACAGTTCAAGGGTGTAAACACCAAGGCGAACAGAACGGCTATTGGAGACGATGAATTCTATTGGCTTGAGAACGCTATGCCTATTGGCTATGGCAACCTCAAGATTACGCCTACCTACTCTAATGTCGGTAGCGTCACGTTCTCTAATACAGTCAGCTTTTACTGTTCAGCCAACATTGGTTTGGTTAATTACTTGGTTGCATTTCAAGCAAACGGTTCTGCTGAGTATGTGCGTTTGGACACAAACGTTAGAGGCACTATTGCTTCTTCTGGAACATTTAGCGCATCAGGGGTCAACATTTCCCAATGGAAGAATGACCGCATCCTGATTGGTGACCCTGCAAAGGGTTATTTCACTTGGGATGGCACAAACCTCATCTTTATTGGCGCTGTTGGACAGATTGGCATTGTCCAAGGTGGCTCTGCTTACACCTCTGCGCCAGCAGTCATCATCTCAGCCCCCAACTCGGCTAATGGCGTACAGGCTACGGCTGTAGCAACCATCACGGCTAATGCTGTGTCATCTATCACAATTACAGAGGCGGGAACAGGCTATACAAGCTCTCCTACGGTCACATTCAATGGTGGCGGTGGCTCTGGTGCTAATGCGGTATCAGGAATTACTACTTTTGCAACGGGAACAGTCTCAGTCTTAGTGACTGCTGGTGGCACGGGTTATACCAATGCGTCTAACCTGACTGTCACTATCGCTGGTGGCGGTGGCGCTCATGCTGCTGGTCAAGGCAGTGTTTCTGGTGGCATTGTTACCCAAGTGGTAATGACCAATGTAGGTAGTGGATACACCAATGCTTCTAACATTACTGTAACCATAGCGGGTGGTGGTGGAACTAACGCCACAGCCAAGGCAATCATCAATACAGAGCCAGTAGTCGGCATACAGTCCTTTTCAGGACGTGTTTGGATAGCCAATGGGCGCACGGTTACCTATTCTGCTGCGGGGTCGTATAGCGACTTTACAAGCG